TTTAAGGTGGCGTTTGTCATTATATTCGGAGCACTTGTAACACTTATACTTAAGTTATTCTCTTTAAAATGAAGACCAGCACCGTAGGTATAAACCTTATCAAGGATTTTGAGTCGCTTCACGATGGTGACCTGTCAACGATAGGGCTTCAGCCAAAGATGTGTCCTGCCAAGGTTTGGACAGAGGGTTACGGAAGGGCTATGAGAAATAAAGATGGTGTGTTCTTGAAGGGAACTAAAGATAAAAAAGAGGCTTACGATAATGTTACAATAAATAACAAACAGGAGGCTGAGCAGGCGCTTGTTGAAGACTTAAGAGTCTTCGAAAGGATAGTCTCCTCTAAGATAAAGATTCCACTTACACAGAATCAGTTCGATTCCCTCGTAAGCCATACGTACAATACTGGAGGATCTGACACGCTGTTTAAACTTATAAATAAGAAAGCTCCAGAGGAGCAGATAAGGAAGTGGTTCGAGACAAAGTACATAACATCAAACGGAGTTAGACTTCAGGGATTGGTAAGGAGAAGAAAGGCAGAGTCGGACTTATTTTTTAAATAATGAACAAGTTACCATACATAGTCATAGTTGCGTTAGTGGTTGTTATAATACTGATGCGTAGTTGCTGTAACGTTGACAGTAAGGAGACGACATACGTTAAGACTGACACTATCTACAAGGAGACTAAGGACACTGTTACAAAGAACGTAAAGGTTTTTAGTGTTAGGTACGTGCCAGTTAAGGAGACTATATTTACAAGCGTAGACACGTGCAACAAGGAGTACAACAGGCAGACTGTGTACAGGGACACAATAAAGCTTGACAGCATTGGGGATATAAAGATTATAGACACGGTGTTTCAGAACAGGTTAGGCAAAAGAACTATATTTAAGGACTACAAAATACCTCTTGTTACCAAGACAAGTACAATTATTAAAGCACAACAACCAAACAGACAGCTTTACATAGGAGGTAACTTGTTTGGTGACAGGAGATCCCTACATATGATAACCCCTGGGTTATTGTACAAGGACAGGAAGGACAGGGTATATCAGTTGAATGTTGGAGTTAATTTTGATGGTACTCTTACCTACGGTTTGGGTACGTATTGGAAAATAAATTTAAAAAAATAAATGACAAAGATAAGTCAATACAGCACAGATGTTAACATAACTGGTAACGACAAGTGGATAGGATCTGATGCTCAGAACTTTCTGATAACAAAGAACTTTACGCCTAACAACCTTGCCAGCTTCTTTAACGGAAACAATGTCATAGACATCGGAACGTCTATACGTTACAAATACCAGACGCTACTGCCTGGAGAGGCTAGGGAGCAGGGTACTATATCGTTCGAGACGGAGATAGGACAGCAGGTTAACTTCTCTGAAATCACAACATTTTTGATAGCTAAGAACACGCTGAAGGGGAACACTGTAACGCAGTACCTGGACTTCTTGGTGGACAGTAAGGTCTTACTGTCTAGGGCTAATAACATAAACATATTCGGATACTACAAGATAACAAGTATAGAGCCTTGGATCCCTAACACAAACTTTTTTGTGGTTGAGGTTGACTTCTTGGCTGGTAACGGGTTCATATACGAGGACCTTGACTACCTTGTTAGCTTGGTTGATAAGGTTCAGGATGTTCCACCACCAGTGTGGGGAAGTATAACTGGAGATATAGAGGATCAGACAGACCTTATAGAATATATAGCGTCTCAAGTAACAACTCCAACACTTGTAGCGTTACCATTTACAACAGACCATTTAGCTATAACAAACAACCAATACGTGGTAGGTGATATAGTTTGGTATTTAGGGAATGTGTATAGATGCATTGCTAGTAATGATTCTATTATACCTACCAGTACATTATATTGGACTAATCTTGGCACAGGATATCCATTAGTTCAACAACCAGCAGATTGGAATGCGACAAGTGGTAACAATCAGATACTAAATAAACCTACTATACCAACACTTACATCGCAACTTACTAACGACTCAGGATTCTTAACAACAGCAAACGCAGCATTACAGAATGCTTATGATAACTCTACAAACGGTACAATTATATTAGATGCTACAAGGGGAGATATTAAAGTAAAATCTATAGCAGGTCTTACAAAATCAATGTCATTTTTTGATCCATTAAATAATGAAGTACTAACCTTTCATTCTGAACCAAGCGGTGCTAATATTAAAAGAATATCAGCTAATAATGATGGTTTTTATGTAGACTCAGGAAGCAATATAAAAGGAAATTCATTAACTATTACTGATATTTATTCAACAGGAGATATTGTTTTAAGTAATAATAAATCATTAATATCATATTCAACCCCACTTGCTAATCATTACTTTAAAGGAACGTCAGGTGTTAAATGGGAGAGTGATGTAAAAATAGAATACGCTGCAGATTATTCTGCATTATATTCAAATAGAAGCTTAGTAGACAAGGAATATGTTGATGGACTTATTACAGGTGGAACTGTTACTTCAGTAGGTTTGACTATGCCATCCGCTTTTACTATAACAAATAGTCCTATAACATCAAGTGGTGATATAGCTGTAACAGGCGCTGGTTTAGTTTCACAATATGTTCGAGGTGATGGTACACTTGCTAATTTCCCAAATTCAACAGGTGGTGGATCATCAGTTAATTATTATCTTAATGGTAGTGTTTCACAAGGCACATTTGGTGGAGATATTTATTATCAAATGAGTAAAACACCAATTCTTGGAGCTGGTACTAATTTTACAAGAACAAATGGAGCAGGTAATGGATATATTGCATCGTTCATAACTGATGCAGGTGATCCTAGTCAATTAAATATACCAGGAGGTAATTGGAATGTAGAATTTTATTTTAACGCAAGTAGTGGAGGTGGTTCACCTAGTTTTTATGCTGAGCTTTATAAGGTGAGTGCAACAAATGTTTTTACCCTTATTGCAAGTGACTCTCTTAATCCTGAAGGTATTACAAATGGTACAACTGTTGATCAATACTTCACTTCAATTCCTGTGCCTCAAACTACATTACTTGTAACTGATAGGTTAGCTGTTAGAATATTTGTAAATACAGGGGGTAGAACTATTACACTGCACACTGAAAATGGTAATTTATCAGAAGTATTAACAACATTTACAACAGGATTAACTGCGTTAAATGGATTAACAGATCAAGTGCAATTTTTTGATGTTGGAACAGGGGCTACAAATTTTAATATATCATCAAGTGGTGATACACATACATTTAATCTATTATTCAATATAAGAAGGAATGCAAATAATTCTTCTAATAATAATATAAATTATTGTGGATATGCTCCAGATGGTTCAGCAGAATCATCAGCAGTATGGACTATAACAAGATTAACAATATCTGCAAGTGGAGCAATAACCATTGCAACTGCTACAAACGTAGCTTGGACAAATAGAGAATCAGCAACATATATTTAAAAAATAGAAATTATGCCAATTACAAGTACAAATCCAATAGAAGTAGATGGAAATGTTTACCCATATTATATGGTAAATTTAGCAATATCACCATTAGTTAAACCAACTGATATAGGTGGTAGCGTGGCTATGAGACTAACTCCTTACAGAGTTTTAGAGGATGGAAGTTCAGTAAGTTTACCTGACAATTCAATCCCTATAACCTATATGGATGTTTTTGAAAGTGGAGATGCAGACGCTATAAATGCAGCAGCAACAATTATGGGTGCTTTGCAGACATTTATTAATGAAAAAAATCTATAACAAATGGCAACAAGATATGCAGTAGCTACAGGAAATTGGAGTAGTACAGCAACTTGGGATGGTGGTACACTGCCAACAAGTGCTGATGATGTATTTTCAAATGGATTTACTGTAACTATTGATGGAACATTTACAGTTTTGTCAATTAGAAATACATTAAATGCAGTTCCTGTTATTGTAGCAGGTGGTCAGTTTAGATTTGCGAATGGTGGTAATTTAACTTGCACCGCTGCACAAGCTATTTTTGCAGGCTCTACTACATCTGTATTAGAAATGACTTTAGCGAGTCCTAATACTGCAATATTTAATGGTTCTGTTTTAACGCTTACAAATACAAACAACTATAATGCAATAAAACTTTCTTCTACAGGAACACTAACTTGTACAGGAAATTATACAGTAGATAATGGTTCAGCTACAAAACAAATTATATATGTTACATCAACAGGAACTTTAAATGTAATTGGTAATTTATCAAGCACTGTTTCAAGTGCAGCAGGTTCAGCTAATACTTTAAGAATAGATGCAAATGCCACTGTAAATGTAACAGGAGATATTACAGCAAGTTCAGGTGTAATTAACGCAGGTGGTTCAGCTACCGTAATTTGTAATTCAAATTCAACTTTAAATGTTACAGGAAATATTACAGGAGCAGCTACTTTAGGAATATATACAGTAGGTTCTACTGTTAATATAATAGGTAGTATAACAGGTGGTACTTCAGTTTCTGGATTATTAAATAATACAAGTGCTGCTACCATATCATTAACAGGAGTTGCTACTTCAAGTGCAACGCAGCCTGCAATAAATGTTTCTATTGCTTATACCACAGCCGCTGCATCGGGAACACTTGTAAAGGTGAGTGGTAATCCTGTAAATGCAAATGGTTTAATGGCTATTATATCACCAAGAATTACAATAGATACTGCTACATCAAGTTGGTTGTTTCAAATATCAACAGGTGGTAATAGAACATTATATGCAGCAGGTGTAGCTTTAGGTAATCCTGCAACAAGCAATGTAAGATTTGGGACTACTTATGGTGCATCAGGTGAATTAACAGGAACATTAAGAGTGCCAAGTGCTGCAAATGTATTGAGTGGCGTTTTAACAGATAACACAACAGGAACATTACTTATGACACCAGCAGACTTTTGGAATTACTTAATATCAAGTGGCTTCACTGCTAATAGTATTGGAGACAGATTACAAAATGCAAGTACAGTAGCAACAACAGGGGGACAAATAGCATCATATAATATATAACTATGAAATTAAGAGACAGCTTTCACATTTTTATTGGGTTTGCAATTATGTATGTAATTGGCAGCCTTACAGATTTTTCAGAGTTTACATTAGACGGAAAGATAATTGGAGTTCCTATAGCGTCTGTGTTTATAGGTGCAATGATAGGATTCTTTTGGGAGTGGGCTCAAGCGGTAATTATAAAGTCTTACTTTGACGTTATGGATATAGTAAGGACCGCTGTAGGTACATTTGCAGGAGGATTGTTTAGCCTCTGGCTTCCAGATATAGAGTGGCTAATGTGGAGCACCTGTGTTGTATCGATTCTTCTAGTGCTGAACGATATGAAATACTTTCTAAAGAAAAGATAATATAATTTTATATCTTTGTAAAAAATTTAATAAAATGAAGGCAATAGAAAAACAAGAGTTAGAGACATTAAGAGATTTAAACAAGAGCTTCGTAGATCTTAGAGCAAAGTTGGCAGATTTAGAGATTGCAAATCGCAATATTCAATCTCAGAAGAACTTAGTATTTAACGACTTAGATAAGTTATCATCTGAATTTAAATCAATAGAGTCTGACTTATTAGAGAAGTACGGAAACGTAAAGATAAACTTAGAAACAGGAGAAATAACAGATGACAAAAATTAGCGAATATCCTATAATTACAAACCCTACAGAGGACGATATATTAATCGGTACAGATGTGAATAGCTCTGACGTTACTAAGAACTTTAGTATCGGGAGTATTGTTGATCTTATAGGTGATATAAATCAAGGACCAATTGGACCTCAAGGAGACACTGGACCGACTGGACCTCAAGGACCTGTTGGACCTGCTGGATTAGAGTGGCAGGGTGCTTGGAATAAGAACACCTCTTATGTAGAAGATGACGCTGTTGCTTTTAGTGGCGCATCATACTTCTGTATCTTAGATATACCAGGGAGTTCGTTAAATCAAAGTCCAGAGAACGATACAACACACTGGGCACTGTTAGCATCTCAAGGAGCTGTAGGACCAACAGGACCTGCTGGACCTATAGGACCACAAGGACCTCAAGGAGATGTATCTATTCCTAACGCTACTATAGGTTCTGTAGAATACACAATTCCAAATACTCCTTTAACTTTTGATATAAATACTGTTTATAATAACGGAGGAACATTCTCTCTACCTTCATTAACAAGTAACTATAAAGGAAAGGAGATAATTGTTCAGTGTACGACTACTAGCGTTCTTATTAAGCCGTCTTTGTTAGGTGCTACAATATCATCTACCAATATAAATGGATACTCAGGACAGTTTCAAATATTAGAGAACCAGAGAGTAAAATTTGTTTACCTAGGTAATGACTACTGGTTTACTGTGTTTTTAAATCCTATAGCACCAGTATATACTCCAACAGCATTAACTCAAGGAACTATTTCTATTGCTTCAGGAACGACTCCGTATAGTGTAATGCTATATGATATAAATGTTTCTTTACTTTCAACATCTTCTCATATTTCATTACCTACATCAAATTTAATTTCAGGTAAAGAAATTTATATACAGACAGTAGACTCTATAGAAATACACGGAAACCCATTAAATGATGGTGCAACGCAAATATTTGATGTTTCAGGAGGTTCGTCAACATCAATTATAACTTCTGTAGGAGCATTTTATAAGTTTACATACTTAGGTGTTTTAAGTGTTTATAGTCCAGGTGCTAGATGGGTATATCAAAAACTAAATCAATAGATAGATTAATAAAATAAAATCGAATGGATATAATAAGAAAGATATCAGTTGGCGCTGACTATAAGAATGGTGCTATGCACTACATAGTAGGTCAGGATGTTCTTAACGGTAGCCATAGGATAAATCATATCGGAATAAATGAAAGCACTGGAGATTTTGAGATCTGGATCGAGAAGGATGACGAGATTAAGAAGTGGAAGAAGTTTAATGCTAATATGCCTATATCTACAGAGAATAATATTGACTTCTAATGAAATCGCCATTTTACTTTGTCGTTAGACCTACAAACGGTAGGAGGTACGACAATATAAAGAAGATAGGCGATATCAACTTTATAACCAGTGTATCCCAGGAGGACCACACGGCAGCTAATAGGTTTGCTGAGGTTGTGTCAGTTCCAAACAACTATGTTGGCGACATCTGTGTCGGTGACATACTTGTTGTTCATCACAACACGTTTAAGATTTACTACGATATGAAAGGTCAGGAGAGGAGTGGAACAAGCTTCTTGAAGGACGACCTCTTCTTTGTCGATGAGGACCAGTACTTTATGTACAACCACAACGGAGAGTGGAGGACACACTCCAAGTACTGCTTCATAAAGCCAGTGAAGACTCGTGATTCATATATAAGCAAGGGTGGAGTATACGAACCGCTTATCGGTATTGTTAAGTACTCAAATGACGAGCTTAGAGATTTAGGAGTTGTAGAGGGTGACGAGGTTTCGTTTGAACCAGATAGCGAGTACGAGTTTACTATTGACGGAGAGAAGCTCTACAGGATGTTCACTAAAAATATTACAGTCAAATGGAACTAACGGATATAAAGAAGAGAATCATCGAGGCTGGATACAAGGCTGTTGATGAACTTATAAAGGTCGCTGAGGATAAGATTATTACTGGTGACGAGACAGACTTAACGGCAGATAAACTCAAGAACGCTGCTGCAACAAAAAGGCTCGCGATAGAGGATGCCTTTCAAATACTTAATCGAATTGAATTAGAGAAGGAGTTGATCAATGGAGAGTCAAAAACAAAGGAGCCAACAATCAAAGGATTCGCAGAGGGAAGGTCTAAGTAACGTAGTCCACAATCTAATTCCTGCAGGTATACTTACTGGCGGAAATAACAAGAGGTCTTGGGAGTACGGTTACAATGAGAAGTACGACATAGTTGTGATCTCTAAGGACGGAACCATTGGCGAGATATACAACATAAACGGACTTAATATCGCGCTACCTATCGTCCCAAATATAGTACATAAAAGGGACGAAAAGAAGGAGAAGCAGTACTGGGAGGCGGCAGAATACCCAAAGGAGCTTAACAATATAAAGTCTATATTCCAGTGGCACACGATGCAGAAGGACTTCAAGGCTAAGTGGGTTGACTACATAGAGAACGAGTTCATTAGGCGAGAGGAGGGTATGTTCTTTATGAACAACGGCGTGCCAACATACATAACAGGCAGTCACTATATGTACCTCCAGTGGACAAAGATTGACGTAGGTCACCCTGACTTCCGTGAGGCTAACAGGATATTCTTTATATTCTGGGAGGCTTGCAAGGCTGATGACAGGTGCTTTGGAATGACCTACTTAAAGATAAGACGTTCTGGGTTCTCGTTTATGGCATCGTCAGAGTCTGTAAACGTGGCGACACTTGCAAAGAATGCAAGGATTGGGATATGTTCAAAGACTGGAGGAGATGCCAAGGCGATGTTTACCGATAAGGTTGTGCCAATATCAAGCAACTACCCCTTCTTCTTCAAGCCTATTATGGACGGTATGGACAAGCCAAAGACAGAGCTAGCGTACCGAGTACCAGCGTCTAAGATTACCAAGAAGAATATGTACGAGAGCGACAACTCAAACCTTGAAGGATTGGACACGTCTATCGACTGGAGTAACACGTCTGACAACTCGTATGACGGTGAGAAGCTGAAGCTGCTCATTGAGGACGAGTCTGGTAAGCTTGAGAAACCAAACAATATACTAAACGGGTGGAGGGTTCGTAAGACCTGTCTACGTTTGGGTAGCAAGATCATTGGCAAGTGCCTGATGGGATCAACAGTTAACGCCCTTGAGAAGGGTGGTGGTAACTTTAAGAAATTATACGAGGACTCTAAGATTAATACTAGAAACGCGAATGGGCAGACAAAGACGGGACTATACGCTCTGTTTATTCCTATGGAGTGGAATTTTGAGGGTTATATTGATAGGTACGGTATGCCTGTTTTTAGACAGCCTAATTCACCGATAGAGGGAGTAGATGGAAGACCTATAAGGATAGGGGCTATTGACTTCTGGGAGAACGAGGTTGACTCTCTTAAGAATGATCCTGACGCGCTGAACGAGTTCTATCGTCAGTTTCCAAGGACAGAGAGTCACGCGTTTAGAGACGAGAGCAAGGCATCTATATTTAACCTTACTAAAATATATCAGCAGATAGACTACAACGACTCGCTTATAAAGGACAGGGTTCTGACAAGGGGCTCGTTCCACTGGAAGGATGGTAAGGAAGACAGCACAGTTGTCTGGACTCCAGATATAAGGGGCAGATTTTTAGTCTCTTGGATACCATCGAATCAGCTTATGAATAATGTCATCACAAGGAACGGAGTTAAGCATCCTGGCAACGAGCATATTGGTGCATTCGGATGTGATCCATACGACATATCTGGAACGGTAGGTGGTGGTGGATCTAAGGGAGCGCTTCACGGACTGACTAAGTTTAATATGGACAACGCGCCAAGCAACGAGTTCTTCCTTGAGTATATAGCGAGACCACAGACGGCAGAGATATTCTTTGAGGACGTTCTTATGGCGTGTGTGTTCTATGGTATGCCAGTGCTTATAGAGAACAACAAGCAGAGGCTATTGTATCACTTCAAGACAAGGGGTTACAGGGCGTTCTCGTTAAACAGACCTGACAAACCCTCTCACAAACTCTCTAAGACAGAGAAAGAGCTCGGGGGTATTCCTAACTCATCTGAGGATGTTAAGCACGCTCACGCGTCTGGAATTGAGTCGTATATAGAGAAGTACGTAGGATTAGATTTAGAGGGTACGTACAGGGATCCAGACGAGATGGGATCTATGTACTTTACAAAGACTCTGGAGGACTGGGCTAAGTTTGATATAAACGACAGGACAAAGTTTGATGCCGCAATTAGTTCAGGGTTAGCTATAATGGCAACGCAAAGATCCACATTTCAAGCAGTTAAAAAAGATTCGAAAATAAGTATTAAATTTGCAAGATATAATAACAACGGAAGATATAGCGAAATAATAAAGTAAATGAAGGATGTAACCATTAACATTAATCCTGCAGGTTTCCCAAGTCAATTTGCTTCAGATAAAGAAAAAGCATCATACGAGTACGGACTACAGATTTGTCAGAGCGTGCAATATGAGTGGATGAAAAAAGACAGCGGTACCTGTAAATTCTATAATCAGTGGGGTGAGTTTCATCGTCTTAGGTTATACGCAAGGGGAGAACAATCAGTTGCTAAATATAAGAACGAGTTATCAGTAGATGGTGACCTTTCTCATTTGAATTTAGATTGGACACCGATTCCAATTATACCAAAGTTTGTCGATATCGTTGTTAACGGTATGTCTGACAGACTTTTTAGAGTTAAGGCTTACGCTCAGGACGCGGTATCTGCAGAGAGACGTAGCAAGTATCAGGATATGATAGAGACCGATATGGTGTCTAAGGATATTCTGAATCAGATAAAGGATAGCTTTGGGGTTGATGCGTTTGATACAAATTCCGACCAGCTTCCTCAGGATTCAGAGGAGCTTAACTTATTTATGCAAATCAACTACAAGCCAGCGATAGAGATTGCTGAGGAGACTGCGATTAACACGATACTAGAGGACAACAAGTACTCAGACATAAGGAGCAGGGTTGACTACGACCTAGCCGTTTTAGGTAAGGGAATAGTTAAGCACCAGTTCCTACCAGGAAGTGGCGTTCAGATTGACTACGTAGATCCTGCCAATATAGTTCACAGCTACACAGAGGATCCGCACTTTAGGGATTGCTTCTACTGGGGTGAGATTAAGACTATAGCTATCACTGAACTACTTAAGATTGATCCTACACTTACAAACGATCAGCTTGAAGAGATTTCAAAGTACAGCCAGTCCTGGTACAACTACTACAACAACGCACAGTTCTATCAGAACAGCTTGTTTAGTAGAGACTCTGCCACGCTTCTTTATGTTAACTATAAGACAACTAAGAAGTTTGTCTACAAGAAAAAGGTACTAGACACAGGTGGCGTTAGAATGATACAGAAGGACGATACCTTTAATCCTCCTAACGAGATGATGGAGGACGGTAAGTTCGAGAAGGTAGAGAAGACTATCGACGTGTGGTACGATGGTGTTATGGTGATGGGTACTAACATTATGTTGAAGTGGGAACTCTCCAAGAATATGGTAAGACCTAAGTCATCATCTCAGCACGCGCTTCCAAACTATATAGCAGTAGCTCCAAGGATGTACAAGGGGAACATAGAGTCTTTGGTTAGACGTATGATACCATTTGCTGACTTAATTCAGGTCACTCACTTAAAGCTACAGCAGGTTATATCTAAGGTTGTACCTGACGGTGTGTTCATCGATGCCGATGGACTTAACGAGGTTGATTTGGGTAACGGGGCGGCATACAATCCAGAGGATGCATTAAGACTATACTTCCAGACTGGTAGTGTAATCGGTAGAAGCTACACCCAGGATGGTGAGTTTAATAACGCAAGGGTTCCTATCCAGGAGCTTAATTCTAACAGCGGTCAGGGTAAGATAGCTTCGTTAATTGGAAGTTACAACCACTACCTAAGTATGATTAGAGACGTGACAGGATTGAACGAGGCAAGGGACGGTAGTATGCCAGATCCTAACTCCTTGGTTGGTCTACAGAAGCTTGCAGCGGCAAACTCAAACACAGCCACAAGACACATACTAGAAGGAAGTCTAAGCATAACTAAGGGATTGGCTGAGGCTATATCTTACAGGGTTGCTGATATATTAGAGTACTCTGACTTTGCAGAGACATTCGCTATGCAGATAGGTAAGTACAATGTAAGTCTTCTTGAAGAGATTAAGGAGATATACATATACGACTTCGGTATATTTATAGAGATGTCTCCAGACGAAGAAGAAAAAACCAATCTAGAGCAGAACATTCAGGTTGCACTCTCAAGAGACGCAATCACGTTAGAGGACGCTATAGATATTAGAGAGATAAATAACATTAAGCTTGCTAATCAGTTGCTTAAACTTAAGAGACGTAAGAAGCAGGAGCAGGACCAGCAGAACGCTATGCAGGCTCAACAGATGCAGGCTCAGATCAATGCTCAGTCTCAGCAGATGGCTGCTCAGAACGCTATGCAACAAATTCAGGCAGAGACGCAGTCTAAGATGATGATCAAGCAGGCAGAGATCGGTTACGAGATAGAGAAGATGAAGTCTGAGGCTCAGCTTAAGATGGAGCTTATGAATATTGAGTACCAGATGAATATGCAGCTTAAGGGTGTTGAAGCTCAGGCTATAACTATGAAGGACGAGATGAAGGAGAAGGCTAAGGATAACAGAATACTTAAGCAGGCAACAACACAATCTAAGTTGATTGAGCAGCGTAAGAATAACCTACCGCCTGTTGACTTCGAAAGTAATGAGGACAGTTTGGATGGATTTTCGTTAGAAGAATTTGAACCTAGATGATAGGTATTTATAAAATAACAAATCCAAAAAATAAAATTTATATTGGTCAATCATCTGATATAGATTATAGATTCTTATGTTATAAAAAATTAAAGTGTAAAGCTCAACCAAGGATATATAATTCTTTTTTAAAATATGGAGTAGAAAATCATTTGTTTGAAATTATAGAAGAATGTACTGTTGAATTGTTAAGTGAAAGAGAAAGATATTGGCAGGAGCACTATAATGTATTAAGTAAAGAAGGGTTAAATTGCGAACTTGTTTCTACTAAAAAATTTTCAAAAGTTGTTTCAGAAGAAACTAAAAATAAAATAGCAAAAACATTAACAGGTTTTAAACACTCTGAAGAAAGTAAAGAAAAAATATCTAAAGGATTAATAGGCAGACCTGTTAGTGAAGAAACAAGAAAGAAAATATCTGACGGCAATAAAAATACGATATTTACAGAAGAAAGAAAAAATAATATATCAAAAGCATTAACAGGTAGAAAATTATCTAAAGAATGTTTAGAAAAAAGAAGTAAAAGTATTTCAAGAGGAAAAAACTCTAAAGCTAAATTAGTTATAAATTTAGAAACAGGGATTTTTTATGATTGCGTAATAGATGCATCTGAAGCTCATAATATAAATAGAAGTACTTTAAATAATTATTTAATAGGTCATAGAAAAAACAAAACAAACTTGGTATATGCATAGCATATTGAGCCAAGATAATATAATAAAATAATTACTAACTTTGCAAAAAAATAAAAAATGTCAACAGTACCATCAGGAACAAGGTTTATAGGAATATCTGAAAATGTAAATCTTACAGAAAGAAAGTCTGCAGTGTTAAACGCAGAGACTCAACCATATACAATACAAGACTTAGTCGATACAATTGGAACAGGATCTCAAGGACCTCAAGGTGTTCAAGGACCAGCGGGACCTCCAGGACCTGTAGGACCAGCAGGGTTAGAATGGCAAGGTACTTGGAACAAGAATACATCTTATGTAGAGAACGATGCTGTTGGTTTTAGTGGGGCATCTTATTTTTGTATATTAGATATACCAGGTAGTGCATTGAATCAAAACCCAAATAACGATCCAACACACTGGGCATTGCTTGCGTCTCAGGGAGCTATAGGACCACAAGGAGTTCAAGGACCTACTGGACCACAAGGACCATCTGGAGGTGCTGGGACGTTGCAGCAGACTGTTGATAATGGGAATACTGTAACAACAGGCGACACTAAAGCTATTTTAACTGGAAATTCTTTATCTATTTTAACCCTAACTACATCTATAGGAAACAAATTACTTAGAGATTCTTTAAGATTTCAAAGGGATAATGGTTCTGGAACAATTAATAGAATTGATTTGTCACCTCCTACTAATATTGTTAATAATAGAACTATTACACTTCCAGACGCAGACGGAACTGTTGCTTTACAGACATATAAAATTTGGAGAGCTTCGGTAAAACAAACATCAGGAGGACCTTCTATAGTTACTGTTTTTGAAAATACATTAGGTGGTTCTGTTACTATTGCTAGTGACACTTTTGGTTCTGGATTTACTCTTAATACATCAGCATTATTTACAAATTTAAAAACATTTGCACCGTCTACTACTTATCACGCTAATAATCTTGTTTTTTCTTTGTATCCAACTGTTAATAGTACTTCACAAATAACATACGCAACAAAGAAAACTTCTGATAATGGAGATAGTGTTCCTTATAGTAATAACTTAATTTACATAGAAGTAATAGTTTACAACTAATAAATAAAACAATATGACAACAGAAGACATCGCAGGGAGATTAGCTACGTTTCACGAGCAGTTCCATATGATTCACTGGGAGACAAGAAGTTTCGCAGAGCACAAGGCAACAGGTGCATTCTACGAGTTCTTGCAAGACTTCAAGGATGAGGTTGTCGAAAAGTTGATGGGTTATAGCGGAAAGAGAATCAAGGGTATGCGAATTGAGCCTATGAAGTCTGGTCAGGATGCTATAGAACTTACGGACCAGGTTTTAATGTTCGCTAATGAGCTTGAGGCTTATGGTGAGGTTAATAGATATCCAGATATATGTAATATAGCTCAATCACTTTCGGGTGAGGCGGCAAAGCTTAAGTATTTATTGACTCTGTCATAAATAAAATAAATTTAATAAATCAAATCAAATGGAAAATTTTACAGTGCGCGATATTGGCGCAGGGGAAGAACGTTCAATGCAAGAAATTGAACAAGAGTTATTAGACAAGCACGAGGAGAAGTTTAATCAGGAAACTACTAAGGAAGAATCTACTGAAGTGGTGGTTGAAGAAACGGTTGAGCAATCAACACCTGAATTAAAAGACGAAGACGTATTGTCCTATATTAAGGGAAGATACAATAAAAACATCAACTCTGTTGATGAACTATTTAAGGAGAGAGAGTCTAACGAGGATTTGCCTGAAGATGTCTCAGCATTCTTAAAGTATAAAAAAGAAACTGGAAGAGGTATTGATGACTTTATGAAGTTAAGTAAGGACTTCAATACACTATCTCCAGAGAAGCTTTTGGCTGAGTATTATTCAGCTACCGAGTCAGACTTGGATGACGAGGATATCAACTATATGATCGAGGATAGATTTGGATACGATCCAGACTTCGATGAGGAGAAGGATATTAAGAAGAAAGAGATTGCCAAGAAGAAAGAGCTTGCTAAAGCTAAGAAGTTTTTTGAAGATCAGAAGGAGCAGTACAAGTCACCACTTGAGTCAAGGGGTAGCTCAGTTCCAGACGAGGATAAGGAAGGCTACAACGCTTACAAGAAATACGTTCAAGACGCACAGACCGTGCAGCAAGAGAGTATTAAAAAGTCTGAGTATTTTCAGAAGAAGACGGAAGAACTTTTCAACCAAGATTTCAAAGGTTTTGATTTCAATATTGGTGACAAGGATTTAAAGTTTTTACCTGGTGATCCAGCAGACTTAAAGAAGTCTCAATCTGATCTGACAAATTATATATCTAAGTATTTAGATAGCGATGGGTTAATTTCAGACGCTGTTGGTTATCACAGATCCTTATCTGTAGCTATGAATCCTGAAAAATTTGCTAGGTTCTTTTATGAGCAAGGCAAGGCTGAGGCGTTATTAGATACCGCCAAACAAACAAAGAATATAGATATGGAGGTTAGAACATCTCCTCAATCTATCAGCACATCAGGAGTTAAAGTGAAAAGTATAGACGATGGTGGTGGTCGTGGACTTAAGTTTAAAAGTATAAAATAACACTAAAAAATTAAAACAAAATGTCAGTATTATCTACACCAGGCTTTGATTTGCAGCCTTCAGCAGAGAGAAAAACTCTTGCATCAAATTACATTACAAACTTTGACTTCTTGAATCAGTATCTTCCAGATACTTACGAGAAAGAGTTTGAAAGATATGGTAACCGTTCAGTTGCATCTTTCTTAAGAGCAGTTGGAGCTGAGATGCCATCTATCTCTGACCTTATCAAATGGGCAGAACAAGGTCGTTTACACACTAAATATGTTAACTGTACTACAACTGATGCTGCTGCTTCTGATACAGCTACATTTGAAGTTAATGACGTATTAAATCCTGCTGTTACATCTACTACAGGTATTGCTTTTAGAAAAGGTCAAACTGTTTTCTTATCAGATAACAATGACGCTTCTAAATCTAACAAAGGTATTATTATCGATGTTGATTACGCTGCTAATACTTTTGACGTAGCTTACTACGAGGCTGGTGGTCAAACATTTGCTAACACAGCTGTTATTACAGCTTTTGTTTATGGTTCTGAGTTCAGAAAAGGAGTTGAAGGAATGGAAGAGTCTTTAGAGGCTAACGACTTGTTCTTAGAGAACAGCCCAATCATCATCAAAGATAAGTACGCAGTATCTGGTTCAGATATGGCACAAATCGGATGGGTTGAGGTTACTTCTGAAAACGGAGCTACAGGTTACTTATGGTACATCAAATCAGAGCACGAAACTCGTTTGAGATTTGAGGATTACTTAGAGTTAGCTATGATTGAGTCTGTACCTGCTGAGTCTGGTTCAGGAGCTGCTACTCAAACAACTTATGATAAAGCTGGTAACAAAGGTTCTGAAGGTTTATTCTACTCAGTTTCTCAAAGAGGAAACGTATGGGGTGGTGGTAACCCAACTACATTGTCTGACTTCGATACTATTATCCAACGTCTTGACAAGCAAGGTGCTATCCAAGAGAACGTGTTATTCGTTAACCGTCAGTTCTCTTTCGATATCGATGATATGTTAGCTGCTCAAAACTCTTATGGAGCTGGTGGTACATCTTACGGTTTATTCGATAACGATAAGGATATGGCTTTGAACTTAGGGTTTACAGGATTCAGAAGAGGTTACGACTTCTACAAGACTGACTGGAAATACTTAAACGATGCTGCTACACGTGGTGGAGTAGTTGGTGGTGCTATTAACGGAGTGTTAGTTCCTGCTGGATCTACAACTGTTTACGACCAAGTATTAGGTAAAAACGCTAAGAGACCATTCTTACACGTACGTTACAGAGCTTCTGAAACAGAAGATCGTCGTTACAAGACTTGGATTACTGGTTCTGCTGGTGGTGCTTCTAACTCTAGCTTAGATGCTATGGAGGTACACTTCTTATCAGAAAGAGCGTTATGTACTTTAGGTGCTAACAACTTCTTCTTATTTGAAGCTAATAGCTAGTAATAAATAAATACCTAACAGGGAGATGAGATACTCTCCCTGTTATTTTTTTTAACAAATTAAATTATATCAAATGAGTAAAGAAACTGCATTAGTAGATAGAATCTACGTATTAAAAAAAAGAAACACTCCGCTGTCATATATGTTGACATCGAAGAACACTTCAAGAAGTCCGTTATACTACTTTGACGGAAAATCAAACAGA